ACTCCTGAGCCTTTAATTCTAAATTGTCCATTTTTTAGTTTTGTAAAACGTTAATTAAACTTGTTAATATATTCGGCTCATCTTTTACTGGAGTGACTAATGTCGGCTCTGTATCTAATAGTGAATTTTTACCTAAATTGAATGCCTCTAGTTGGAATTGCTTTAATGCTATTTCCAATCTACCAAAGCCTTCATCTGTCAAGCTACCATCTTTTAGCAACTTAATCATTTTTGCAACCTGATCATTAATCTCTGCCATTGTCAAAGACTTGAATCCTGTGAATGGAGTCTGAGGATTAGCGCCCAAAGTTACATTTGATCCTTCGTATAATTTAATCTCTTTGATCATGCGAATCCCTGTCTTTTGATCATAGTCTGATTTAATAGTTGAAAAACCAATTGAATGCTGAACTACAATTCCCTCAGCGTAAAGAATCATTGCATCCCTGCCGTATGATGTAGGTGCTATTTTACTCTCAAAGTATATACCTCTCTCTTGAGCCTCTAAAACCATAGGCTTTCCATGCGGTTGCGCATAGTTATGCTGATTTAAAAAGAATATCTCATTTGATCCCATAGGACCACGCTCTGCGATTGTTTTTGTTGCGGCACCGGGCATGATTATATCATCATCATAATCCTCATTGCCAAAACTTGCAAAGTAGCCTGTAACTGTCATCCTTTCGGAATCCATGTCCTTTATCTCGGCATTGTAGTTCTTAAATTCTAATAATCCTTTCATCTTTACAAATATATTAATTTTTTAAATATCAAAATTATCCTTTAATATAAGGCGCAGTTCTAGGTTTTAATATAGGTAAACCATCTGAGTCCAATGTTGCTTCTGTAGCCATAACGCAACGGCAATTTACAACCTCACTAGCAGGTATTTCATTTAACTCATTACCAACATCGCCAGGGTACATCATCATACTAGAACCAACCATAAAAGGCTGATTAATTGGTATCCTTTCAGTAGTCATTGCTAAATGAGTTCGCCTTGTCCGTTTATCTTTTGTGTTAATCCAAAACTTAGCAACTTCATAATCAGAACTCTTAGCACCTTCATTGATGCCATGATTTGCAGCAGTTGTAGATTCAGTCCTAGCAATAACCAAAGACCTTGCACGATTAAATGAAGGATCATTTAGTGTCTCTTCAAATAGTTTAGCCTGTTCTCTTCTGGACAAATTTTGTCCTAAAATATTAGCTAATAAGTTGTTAATTTTATCTCTAGTTGTATCATCTATACCTCTAACTTTAGTGCCTCCAATTAGCCTAAAATATTCAACCATCTCAATATACCATTGAGGATTAAAGAAATCTGTAATAAAATCCTTTTTTGTTTTTGGTACTGAATTACGTATCCAATCGTATGAGAATGTCGCAGCTGATACGCCAACCTTTGTATAGATCTTTTCTAATCCATCATATAAAGGTTTTTGCTGAATTAAGAACTGAATGTATAATTCTATGTTATCAAAGTTATCTTCATTCACAAAATCAGCAACTGCCGATGTCTGCTCATCTAATGCCTTCTTAATGATAGGATAAGCATAAGCCTCATACTCTTTATGAAGTTTTAAATAGGTTTTGTGGTATTTAACACTACTTGCCATTTATGGTTGCATTGTTATATGCCTGATCTAAAGACAACTCCTCAATAGGTACTAAGTTAGCAGGAACGTAAATATTCTGCATATCTGGAGTGCTTAACTTATCGTAACCCTGAGCAATACGTTTCTCATCAGGAGTAATCCAATATGAGTTAGCCAACCAATCTGTTAGCTTTGCCATATCTTCCTGCATCTCAGGATAAGAACTAAAGTCAAAATCAAAGTAATATTTCTTGCCGTATGCTTTAGCGTATGGCTCACAAACAAACTTGTTTATAGCATCTCTGATTTTGCGAGATAATGGAGCGGTTGCATTGTAAATTAACTGCTTAGATGCCCATCCCATGTTATTATCTGTAGAGGCTGATTCACTACCTGAGAATTGAATAGGAACATGAAAAGCAGTAAATATCTTGCGAGTATCTATGTTAAGCGATTCTATTAATTGTAAGTCAGTAGATGGTAATCCAATTTGTGTCCATTTTAAAGGACCTGAACTAGGGAATATCCTGTCCATTAAAGTTTCGCCACGCTTTGCATCAACAATCTTTTCCTTTAATAGATTCATTTGATCCTTTGTCAAACTTGCACCATTCCCATCAGGAGAAATAAAGCCCATAGCACCACCATTACGTATCTGCTTTAATAATTCGTTATCGCCCTCATTCTCTTTTAATACGTTCCTGTAAATAGCTTTAATAGGTGACTGTCCGTATAATTGCGCTCCTGTTAAAGTAAAGTCAGGATTAAAGGATTTGAAGTGAACAACCTGATTAGCAGGTAAAGGCACTTCCTCAATGTAGATAGATGTTAAAGAATATCCTTTGATAGGCTCAAACATACCACCTGATATAATCTCAATCCATTGACTAGGTAAGCAGTATAGTTGTGACCATATTTGTTTCTTAGTCATCACATCATCCTTACCATTGCCAAATATATAACCATCGCCAGTACAAAGGTAAAACCCTGCAAGATCAGTCATCCATTCTTCGTAAGTCTGTAAAGGATTAGGCTTTGCTAATAAATCAAGTATAGGATTGTTTTCTACTTGATTAAACATCTGCTCTTTAAGTTGTAATGTTCTCATCTTAGCAGATGCACCCTCAGCCATTGACATATTCTCATATATCTTTAAATCCTTTTTAGTTACTCCCTCTTTGACTTCATAAAGACAGTAAGCACATTCCGCAACCTTTTTACTAATAATATCAATGCAAGTGTAAACATCAGCGTTCTTTTGGAATCCCTCTTCAACAAACTTAATCTTATCTGAAAAATCAACTATAACCTGATTATTTCCAATCCATCCAAATACGTTCTGGTTGTAAAGGTTAGCAGTTATGCTTTGCTGCAATCCGGGCATCAAAGACTGTAATTGATTTTGGGCTGCCTTTTCAATATCAGCCTTAAAGAATTTTTGTAGTATGCCCATAATTACCATTCAAATGAATATTCCTGTACAAATTTAGATGCCAACTTATTTAATGCCACGTATCTCAAAGGATCTATGAGGTGATTAAAGGCATCAATCGGCTCATTTAACATTTTGCCTGTTTTATCTTTTTTCCAAATATATGAATAAAGTTCCTTTTTTAGATTATGGCTATTTGCCGTAACATTTATCTTATATCTTTTAAGAATGTCTATGCCTTGCTTAATCGAGTCTGGTCCTTTAATTGCTCCATGAATGTTAAAACCTTCAGCATAAATCTCTTGTATAGACTTTGGCTCTGCACTATCTGCTATTATTTCTTGCTCTGGACTTACCTTAAAATCTCTTAGCTTTTGGCAAATATCCATATTAGTTAGCCTAGTTTCATAGCACATCTCATTTACCCACAACTCGCCTTCAGACTTATAAACCTCTATAATCCCTGTCGGATCATTGGTAAATCCAAAGTCAATGCCATAACTTATTAACTCAGCATCATCTGGTATTGCCTCACATATTGCCCAGTTCCTAAAGATAACGCCTTCAATCTTGCCTGTTAAACCTCTAGCATATACATTCCATAATTCCTGATCTAATTCTTTTATAGCTTCTATTCTTTGATGATCTTCCTCTGATAGGAATGGATTATGCCGATGGTCTGAGATGATTAATTTTGTATCTGGCTGACCAATCAGCTTAGTATGTGCCCAGAACTCATTAGTAGGATTGTAGTCAATGTATATTTTATTCTTTGTCCTGATTGCTAACTGCCAGTAAATCTGGTAGCTTATACCATTAGCCTCATTCACAAAAAGGTAGTCACGCTTACCATTCTTTGCTGACTGCTCATTCTCAAATGAAACAAACTCAATAAGTGAGCCGTTCTTAAAATAGATTATCCGTTCAGTCTTATTCCAAAACTTTAACTGTGATTGTAGGTATTTGTTATCTGCAAAGATATTCTCAGCATCTCTGTATGCACCTTTACGCAAGTTAGGTAAAGACTCACCGGCTACTGTTATAACTGACCTAGCCTCATTAACTGCATTATAAAATAGCAGTTGCATGATTGAATAGGTTTTACTTGACGCAGTACCTCCCTGATTTATTAGGACTTTTTCTTTAGCCTCATAATTCTCATAAAATACTGGACTGCAATTAAACATCTATTTCATTTTCACTATGTGACAAAGGAGGCGCAGTATTGTAAATGATAGGACCAGGTATTCTAAAGTTTAAATCCCCATCAACCGAAACCTCTTGCTTTGGTTTGCTCCAACGATATTCCATAAACATTTTAAGTGCTGACATATCTCCATCCTCTAACTTATCATTTAATAATTTTAACGCTAAATCATCCATTGGAGATAATCTTGCAATTAATGCTAACTCTTCAGATTTAGGTTTTCTACCTGCATTTTCTCTTGATCCGCCTCTTGTTTCCATTTTGAAATAATTTGATTATTCAAAAGCAAAGGTATTAAATTAATAGAATACTCTTTAATCCCATAATGTTCCTAACAATTCCTCTATTCCATTTTTTAACTGATCTGGTTGCTCTGTGTTCTTTTCTAATATCCTGAATGCATTACGTGACGCTCCTTTTAACTTCATTAGCTTATCGTTTAGTTTTCCAAACTCTGGTTTGCCCTTTACCTCCAGGCAAACAATTTCTAAATTCTCTATTAATAGTTGGCTGAGTATGTAACTCATTGCCATACTTTTCTCTGCAACTGTCATTTTAATTACTAATTATTCATTATTTTTTGGTTTCTATTTAACATAATGTAAGGATTTTAGCCTTTTTTTATCCATTTTTTGGTCCTAACCTTACTACTTTTAGCAAAAGGTAGTAGGGTTGATTTTGTAAAAAGTGCATTTAAAGCTATTTAAACGCAATAGGTAGTAAGGTAGTAACTAGAAAATGTAATTTTGTAAACCCTCTGTAAATATATATGTACACATATTATCACTTCATATATTATATAAAATATAGTTACTACCTTACTACCTTACTACTTTTATGGCTTTAAGTATATTTAAACGCAGATAGTAAGGTTGCTTAATAAAATCCTATACCTTACTACCTTACTACCTAAAAAACATCGTGATTATAGCCATTAGTATGCACCTGGTTAGTGTTTATTGTACTTACCTCCCAAACATAGACAGGGATGTTGTTTACCTTCTTCATTCGCCTATTAAAGCCAATAGACTTCATACGTAGACCTATCATGACTGGCGATAGCGTAATCTGTGATCTAACTTTAATGTAGCTTAAAATTTCAGTAGATGAGAAAAACTCAGACTCATTTACATTGGTAGGTATTTCAAAATACTTTAAAATCATGTCCTCTTCTTGAGATACTGCTTTAAATTCATCGGTACTAGCATTAAGTATCTGGATGTCATCCCCTGATAAATTATGATTGTAACCCGAGTTATAGAGATGATACATTTCCATAAACAAAGCCTTTTTATCTATTGAATTGTAAAGTTGATGATCTATACTGAGCACCTTGACTGGCAGTATTCGCCTATTACCTGTAGGATCGCTTAAAAGTCCTTCGATGTTAGTTGTACCGCAAAGCATAGCTAATCGGTTTAAATCAACGGAAACAACGCCATAAGGCTCACGGATTGAAAATGTCTGGCTAGATGTTAACCGATTAAGCATTTTGGCTTCGGCTTTAGATTTACCGCCCATTTCATCATCCATAATGATCAGCTTCTTTGTCATTAGGATGTCCGAATCTTTGCCTTGATCTAGCTTATCTTCAGCATAATAAGACTTTAACTCATCGGGCAGTAAACGCCTAAACCATTCGGTTTTACCTGTATTCTGACCTCCAACTAATACCAGGACCAAAGGTGAATGTTTACCATTGATTGACGCCATTAATGATGTGAGCCATTTCTTTATAAACAGATCATGATTTTCAGTATCTGTTGTAATTGTACTAATCAGTTTATCAATATTTCCTGTGCCTTTAATTTTAATATTTGTAAGCAAGAAAACATGAAAAGGATTATAGGTTTTAGTAAAATCTGAGAATATTACGCTTTTAACAAGTTCCTTATTTGCCTTATCTATAAAGGTTTTGCAGTTAATAAAGATTGAATTTAAATCAATATCTGTTATAGGTTTACCATCAATTTCAATATTTCGGCTTATATCATTCCGCTTCATATTGTAATTTTTTTGAATAAATAGCTTTAGCTGATTAATTATGTTTTTTTCATCTATTGCATCAACTTTAATATTTTCCTTTTTAGCCAGATTGTAAATAAAATCAATAGGTACTGTGGGATCCTTTTTAGTACGGATTAAATGACTATACTTCTGGTCTGTTTTATTCTGATTATAATCAGCATTTAATGAACTTAAAGCATGAAAATAAGACCTGCCATTTTCGCCAAACTTACCGGCTAAAGCAAATCCAATATTTATCCAGTCCCCATAATCAGAGGTTACATCTACTTTTTGATCTATAATATTTTGAATAACATTAGTAAATTCTGACTCAACAAATACGTAACTAGTAGCCTCTTTTTTATCTTTTGCATAGGCTTTTACTTGCACTTCTATTGCATCCTTATTAATGTATAAATCAGGATCATAAGAAACGAACCTTGCCCGGCTTACATCTTTGCATTTTTCGTCTACTTCTATAATGTTGTATTTTGTGTATAGATATTTGCTTAGGTAGTTAAAACTCTCTAAATGTAGTTTAGGATTAATTTTAGCTATGGCACAAAGACCAGAACCACCGCATGATACAAAGGTTGCATAGAAATTATTATCGCAACATATCTGCTCACGCACAAAATTTATGTCTTTTAATCCATCAATGTCAATAGCAATAAACCCAGAATGCTGAGTTAATAGGCTTGAATTACGTTCCTTAAATAGTCCAGAAATAGTGACATAAGGCAATGATTTTTTGCTCTCTTGTGTCTTTTCATTCCTATATTTTAAAACCTGATCTTGCCAAAAACCATCTTTGATCTTTTCTAAAAAGTCCGAAAATGTCAAACTCATACCTTTTTTGGTATGTGCTATATTGTTGAAATATGAAATGTTTGGATCTGTCATAATTTCTTTATATGAGCATCAATCGCAGTTTTTAACTTTGGACTTAAACCTGGCGCCTGAGACAACCAGATAAGATACTTTAATTCTTCGTCTGATTGAAGAGTTGAAAGTTCTCTGTCTTTGTATTTGCCGAAATATAAAGTAATTGGTTTGCCCTGTGGTAAATGTTTAATGTAGCTTCCGCATCCATTACAGTAGGCGCTTTTGTGAGGACCGGATTGTTGCTGATTATAGTCGCCAACAAGTCCGCATTTTTGACAAGAAATGTCCATAATTTAAGAAAATCTGGAAGCATTAGGGATGCCACTCAGATATATAATTAAAAATTTCCATGTGTATAAGTCCCTAATCAAATACAATGGGATTAAATTCTAATGCTAATATAACAAATAATTTTCAAATAAATCTATTGCCCCATCCATGCCCTCTGCAAATTCAACTTTCCATCCATTATCACGTAAAAATTCATGCATTTTGCCCTGCTCTTGTACGTGCTTTGAATTAGACAAGCTACCATCTTTAAGATAAAGACCAGAGTTTATTCGCTTCATTTCAATCATAAGTCCGCAAAATCGACCACGCTTTAAATAAATAGTAATATCTGGAAAACCTCTAAACGGATCTATAATTAATTTAATATTTTGCATCGCAGGTGTCAGTTTCCCGGCTGATTGAATGTCTGATCTAAAGCGCACTTCTGGGTATTGCATTTTTAACCACTTACAGAACGCCAGTTGCTCTTGCCATTCAGTACGTATTGTAGTTGGTTTTACTACTTTTGCAGTTTTACGGCTATGGTACATTTCCATAGGATCGTGCTTTTTAATAGAATTCATCAAAAAAATAATTTGGTATTAAATATCCTAATTCCATTATTTGCTCAACTGCTTCGCTATAATAGCTATGATCTTCTGTAAAGTTTGTTGGTACTTCCATATTTTCCCACATATTATACAATAAATCTTTAGCTTGTTTTTCTGTTAGCTTATTTTTCATTTGTTTTCATTTATTTACTTTGCCCATCGCTGCTCAATTTCTAATCTTTCTTCTGGTGTACCTTCTAACCAAAATAATTGATCTCTAGCTTTTAAATAGTTTTCGATAATGTCTGATTTATACTTTTTTGGTTTGACTTTGTATTCTTGAACTTTGCCCAATTCCTGAGCCGAGCCATGCCCATCCGTTTTAATATGTTTTTTAGCCATAATAATTTTTTAAAGCATTGCAAATATCTTGTATTTTATATTTAGCAAGTGACCTACCTCTAATATGATTTAAAATTATCTTGTGAAATAAATGATTAAACATCGCTTTTTAGAATTATAACTACTGGATCAATAGGCTTTTGATAAAACCAGTATTTAGTCATCCATCCGCAAACGCTAGGCATAGATAGGTTAAGATATTTACTTGCATCAGCCGGACTAACTCCTTTACCTGCTATTAACTCCAGAGCCAAAGCTATTCTCTTTTTGTCTGGTATTTTAAGATACTTTTTCATGATTTCTCTAACTCTTGTTTAGTTTGCAACCAGAAAACTTCATTAATTGTATCTAAATTTAATATCTCATCTACTGCTATTAATGCGGACTGTTTGGCTATCTCTTTAACTTCAATTTTAGTTAGCTTATTACCTATTTCACTAAGTATAGCCAACGAATTTATACTAATCAAATATTTTGCTTTTTCTTTTGGTGTCATCATAACTTTACTTAATTAATGTATTAATATAATCTCTACATTCAACTACTCTAGTTTGTAGCTTTTCAATCACTTGCGGATCATAGTCAAACTCAAAGGTTTTAATCCTATCTGATTCTGGTATCTCAATAAAATTGCCTTCAAATCCATCACAAAACTCCTCATAATATACCTTATACGCTTCTTTTGTATAAATCATATTACCAATCGTACTGTATATCTTTTTAGGCTCTGTAAGCCATTTTACTGCTTGACTGACTAGATCATAGTCTGCGTCTATTAAAGTGTAACACAGAGAGGCTTTGGTGCATCCAGTCAAGTGCATATATACTTGCAACTGATTAAAGTAGTCAGAATTTGGTATTTCTGATTCAAACATAGGAAACGTATCTAATGACCAGGAGCATTTATTATCATAAACTACTCCGTTATGTATTAAATCTGGAGTCCCACAGAAATAGTCATCCTGATAGAATTTATCATTCTTGTAAACCATTCCTAAGTCTAACTGCAAAGCCATCAGAGTAAATCCCTCCTCTTCTAACCTGTTACCTTTATCTATGTATTTAGATTTGATTTCAGTACGCCTTTTGTATAGCGTTTCTTTTAGCCATTGCTTACAATAGCTTTTGCCTGTTTCGCCTAATCCTTTTACGCCAGATATTTTACCGGCTGATGATGCTCTTATTTTAAAGATTTCCATTTGGTGTCAAATTGATTTTGTAAGTTTTCGGTTAAATGAGTTTTAAGAGTTTCCAGAGTTTCCCGGTCTTGTGCCTTTTCGATTAGCTTTTGCATCCGGTCCTCCTCTTTGTTTTTCGCTACCATGTGCAATTTATCATCCGAAGTAAATGTTAAGGTATCTTTGCGGTTTAAATCGCTTCCAAACGTAGTACCAAAATGATCACAAGCATCCTTTATTGCTACTGTTTTAGCTAATGGGTAAGCCATTGACAAAGCGCCGTTATTAATGTTGGCTAGATCAGCCGCAGACTTACCAGACGCAGTCTGTAATTGCGCTGCTCCGATGCCATCGTGAAAATCCCAAAGACCGCTAATTGGATTAAGATAATGAACGCGCACCACGACATATACTCCGTTAAATGAAGAACCCTCACGTAGGACCTCAATTCGGTAATTCTTAAAAATGCGCTTTAGCAAATATTCTATTTTATCAATTGGCAAATATTTATAGCCTTTAATAAATGGATGCATCTTTATCCAGGATACTGGAGGTTGACCATTTAAGATAACCTGTAAAGCATCCGTTTTTACCAGACCTTCAGGATCGCTATATAGTTCCTGCAAGGTTGGTAATTTCTTTTGGTGTAATTCTAAATCACTCATAATAAAAAAAGCGTATGCCGTCAAGGTGTCCACTCCCATCAGGCTATACGCTATGTTTTTTTGGTTAATAAATGTGGACATTGTTTAAAGTTATAAAAATAATATCTTAAATCAAAATAAATGCAATAATTAATAAAACAGCTGACCATAACAACATTGTGAATATGACCAGATCATCCTTCTTCTTATCCATTTTCTATAATTGTTTCTAAAGCCAGTGAATAATCACCATCAAATAATATAGCAACTGTCTCTCTGCCATCTAGCACCTGAACATTATCCTTAGTGCCT